CGGATTCGTCCCAAACGAGATGCGTCCATCATCCACAGCCGGCGAGATTTTGTCGAACACCCAGACAAACCCTTCACGGTTGTACATGTAGACGCCCTGATCGGCGTACCAGAAAAACACCCCGAACGGTGTCGCCACCGGCGACGACAACGGAACCGATCCAACATCGTTACTTAACGTCACAACCTGGAAAGAATCAGAATCGAAACCAAACACGGCATGCACACTGTTCGACTTGAACACCAACAAACGGTCACCCATCGGGCACAACCCCGTGATGTAGTCGCCATGGTCGCCCTTGTCGATATCGACATAATCGGCCGCTGTCCACGTTTCAGGATCGTTAGCGTTCGACCACCTCAAACGGTACTTGTGCCCCGTCCCCGATTCGTAAGTATTCGCCACCCAAGTAAAGTTATTCCACGCAGCGATGTACTGCGCTTGCGGCATGTTGCCGCTCGACCCGAACGTCACCCCCAGATCCGCTGCAGTGGAACCATCCCACCTGAAACACACCTTGTCGTAAGACACACCGTAAGCAACATTGTTCATCGTTACGCCATACACGCGGCTCCCAGCGGTACGGCTAGTAATCCCTGTCAAATCAGTAAAGTTGGCGGTCGAACTGTAGGCAACCTTCGTGTCATAGTTGACCATGACCTGATTAGTGCCACCATCCGTGTGCAACGCCCAAATGCCTTGAATGTCGGCACTCAACGCCGTCGTGTTCCTACGATCCACGCCGTCGCGTTGGCGGATCCCGCCACGCGGATCAACAAGAACATTTAGAAGATCAGGAGATTCGTTCTCCCCCAGATTGAACTGGTCGGAACGAAGATTCAATCCACCCGTGAAAGCCTCAAGGGCTTCAAGATTCCAAGAGGGGGACGCCACCTACAGTTCCCAACCGTACCGCAACCGTCCAGGCAGATACGACTGCGACATCCATCGTGAAGCCGACCGGCTATTGATCCTCACAGGCTGCGCCGCAGGCATGTCTTCGTAACGGGCACGCAGGTTATCTAGCTCCTGGTTAAAGATCGAAAAGTATTGCGCCGACATTGTCGGATCTTCCTGCTGCTCATATGCACGGGCAATCCCGTAAGTAGCAAGAACCATGTGGAACGGGGTTGGTAGATCCGATGGTTCAGTGCTGTCTGACACGCCGGCACCAAACGCTGCAGGAGCCTTGTAGCCCCGAACATGAACTGTGGCGTCAGACCCAGGAGTCGGGTAGAGGCGAATCGAATCAGCCCAAAAAGACCAGTACCACGCGTTACCCGTCGTGTTTGAATCCAGTGGGTAAATGACATCACCGTCGTCACGCCCAATGTATTCCAAAACGTGATTGCCGGTCCTGAGCGACGCTATTTCACGCAACCCATTTGTGAGTGCCGCCCCAACGACAGCAACCGTGTAATCCTTTTGTGCCCCCACAGTCTCAAACGAAGTCGTGACCTCAAAGAAAGGCCACCGCTTCTCCGAATAGACAATCACATCGTAAGCTTCGCCGAGAAAGCGATTCATTACATCGTCGGAAATATCCGACGTATCGATGTCCACCACTGAGCGGATATACGACCGCATGGTCGAAATGTCCACGCCTACCCCTTAGGCTGATGGAAGACGCACAGCTCGCTGCCTGTGATAGGACGCCCCTTGCAGGGCGCCCCATCACGGGTCAGAGAACTACACCTGACAGGTTCTGGGACGACAGGTTCACTACTCATCGGGTTCACCCGAGCGATACTTCGTGACAATCCAACGGTTTGAGGCCGTGGAGAAGAATCCCGAAAATGGTCGCCAGCCGGTTCCCCGTATGCACGGGCACCTGACTTGTAAGCGTATGCGAACTCTCGCCCCATACTACTAGGCCGGCACGATGCCGTACATGTAGCCCTGGCGGGCACGGTTACTTGTAGTCAGCTCGCCGTAGCAGAGCAACTGCGAGAATACCGCATCCTGATTGGTTGGGCGCACGAACGGTGTCGGCTTAAACCAGACATCGCTGTGAGCAACCAACTGCAGGTACTTGGTGTTAAGCATGTAAAGCTTGCCTTCACCAGCGAGAACACCATCGAAGGTTACGGGTGCGCCCTTGAACAGAAGGTTCTGGAAGCCACCGTCAGCCATGTCAGTATCCGTGTAACGGATGTTCTGGTCCAGCAAAGCCTCATAAGCTTCGTACTGGGCCTGGCCCGTGATGATGATTGTCGGCTGATCGTTACCAACCGAGCAGTTGTTGTACAAGGTTGCCATAGAGGCAATGGTGAGTGCCGCAGCACCCTGGTTGGTCACCTGTGAACGCCACCAGGAGTTGTCCGCATCAGTGGCATCAATGCCGCCGAGTGACGAACCGCCAGCATCGTTGCCTAGACCGACCAGAGCCGCGAGGCCCATCCAGTCCTTGCCACCGTTACCGGTACCGTTACCGAACAACATGGTGTTCATGTTCTCGATAATGGTTTCCTGCGTCTGGAAAATCTTGCCTTCCAGCAGATCAATGATCTGTGCTTCACCGTTGTTCTTGGCTTCCTCCATGCCGTTGATTGTTACAGTGGCCGCGTACTGCTTCCAAGACCACTCAGCGGCTGAAATGCCTGTCTGAGCAGTGATGTCAATAGTGTCGGTTCCACTGTATGAACCAGCGGTTGAGTTTGTACCGTAAATAATCGGTACGACGATGTTCGCTCCACCACTGATTCGACGAATGGTCTGACCATTCGTCAAAGCGTAGAACAACGGCCGTGCGCTGAAGATGTTGTCTGTCAGCTTCGGGATGTAGTTCTTAAGCGTGGTAGAGAGAATCTCGTCAAAGTTAGCGTTTCCTGCTGCCATGATAAAACCCCCTTAAAGGTTTAGGTGCCGAGTTGTTTTTTAGCGAGAGCGAATGCTTCCCTCAACGAAGACGGTTTCCCCTCGGAACCCTCCGACACGACAGCACCCGACTGGGTACCGCCACCGCTCGCCACTTTCATAGCGCCACGTTTAGCGTCGGTGATCTCTTGGTCCTTTTGGAGTTTCTCAGCCGTGCCAGCCACTTCCCCGTACTTCATGTGCGTGAAAGCAGCATCCAGGTTGGGAATCCGATTCGTCAAAGCATGCCGAAACAGCTCTGCCGTATCAAAATCGCCGTACTTCTTCTTAAGAGTAGAAACTTCGCGCTCTAAAGCCTGTTGCCTGTTTGCCTGCGCCTGCCGTTCCATCTGGGCTTCAAGGTGCGCTAGCCGCTTCGTCGTAGGATCCTCCTCGACACCGTCCGAATAGTTCGGTTCAGTAGCCGATGGGGTGTCCGTTACGCCGAAAGCCGACGAAAGCGCCGCAATGGTGCCTGCTGGATCGGATTCCAAAGCCGAAGCAATCGCTTCAGCCTGTTGTAAACGCTGACGTTCTTCTGCCAGTTCCTGCGTCTTGCGGGTGTAATCCGCTTGGCGCTGGTAACCGTCTTGAAGTTCCGACAGGCTGACCTGCGACTCTGCACCATCTATCTTGACGGTGTAGGCATCCCCAGGCTCTGTCGTTGCTTCTAATGAAACTTCTGGGATGTCCGCCGAAACGGATTCCGTTGTTTCCATGTTTTCTTCGGGCACTGTCTGTCCCTTCTAGGGGAGTCCAATATGGTTGCTCCTATATCACAATCGCACTGTCCCACCCCGTGGGGTTACAGCGCAGGTAGTTCAAGCCCCATCTGATTTTGTAACTGCGCTAGCAGCTCGGGAGGAACCCCGCCAGTGGGAGCGAAAGCTCCTTCCAGCGGTGCCCCAGGGGGCGGCATGGGGGGTGCCGGCGCCCTGGTTAGTCCCTGATCATCGCCAGGGGGAGCGACGGGTGGGCCTTCGGGGCCTCCCGTCTGCGGTCCAGCCTGGGTTTGCATCAGGAACCGTTCAGGATCCTTAATATCGAAACCAGTTTTGAGAACGTGAACAGCCAACGCTGTCGGGTCAATAACACTGCCTACAAGCGGACCCATAGCGTTCAGCAGCGACACAGCCTGCTGCTTACGAATCGTGTCGTTCAACGGCTGTGTTGAACCCGCCTCAACACTGAAATCGTACTCACCTACAATGTCTTCACGACTAAACGGCACAAACAGGTCCGCTGGTGCATTCGGCACACGGGCCGTCAACTCGCCAGTCATGAACTGCTGCAACAACTGGATGACCCGCCGGCCGATCAAACCTATCGACAGCTCCACAATAGCGAGCTTGTCTGACGCCCTAGCATTCTGGGCATCAGCAATAATCGACGCCTCCGTCGCTGTGCGACGAATCTCAGGCATCGCACCCCTGGCGTACTCCGAGATTCCCGACACAGTGTTGATGTCATTCTCGATGATTTCGCTGTAAGCATAGATTTCAGGCGAAAGCGGTATCTGCGGCATCGGAATAATGACATCCGACAACGGCTTGTTCTCATCGACAACAGGCACCATGCGGCCATCCTCGTCCGACTCGAGGGCTTCACGGCCCTCAGGTCCAAACGAACGCTCATGGAACAAATACTTGCGGGCATACCGTTTACGGTCGTTCATCAACTGTGAACGAGTCTTATCAAGTTCAAGCTGCAACGATTCGATAGCTTCCAAATCACCTATCGGGTAGAAGAAATCGGGAACGTCATAGTTGCGAATCATCACGAATGGTTGCCCATACGCATACGGCATCGGCATCGGATCAACAAGGAACTCGTCGGTTGTTTCCCCCCACACCGACATCGTGTTCGACCGAATGTCGTAAAACTCCCAGATCGTTACCCGTTCCTCATCAAACAAGTATTCCCTGTTGTCAAGAAACTGGGCGGCATACATGGGGTTAACCCCACCATCCGAAGTCAACTTCTTCCTCACCGACGGCTTATACCGCTTATCGTTCTGCGCCTCCTCAAGAGGGCGAACAATCTTCTGGGCAATCCAGGTGAGGTCATCCATGCAGGTCGCCTCAGGATCGACATAAATGTCAAACGGGGAAACCCGCTCCACAAACGGCTGATCCTCAACAACCATCATCGCTGTCTGTGGGACGTTGGCAGCCATTTCGTCATCAGTGGGGAGACCACCAGCGAAAGCCGGTGCCTCAGCAGCAAACGCATCAACCTCAGAAATAGCCTCATCAAGCATTTCCTGCTGCTCAGCGTCCGACAGCGACATTTCCTGCTCAACGAACTTCCAACCCACCTTGATCCAGCCGTGACCAAAAATGAGGAAATCTTTCACAGCCCGACGGAACGGAGTGCGGAAATCGTGATGCCGCCACATGTGATTCACGACAGCCTCAACGAACGCAGCCCTGTCCCCATTCTCGGATTCGTTCGCTGAAACAACAATCTTGGGGTGATTCACCGAAACTGACGGTGCAATCACATTCACTGTCGAAAACGACAGATTCACAGCAATCAAATCACGATTCGCTGAAGTGGTCTGCGGCCAATGCCGGCCACGGTACAAATCGTTCAAACGCCGCCAAGTAGAATCAAGACCCTCCTGGTCGCGCCAACGACGCGCACGATCAATGCGTTGCCGATTCTTCTCCAAGATTTCGGTACGGGTCTTACGAGCCATCAGAAATACGTCTTTTCAGGCAGACGTTCAATGTTGCGTCCATTAGCTTTCGCTTCCTGCTCAGCTTTACGGCCACGCTGCTCACGGGTCAAATGCTGCTCATCGGGAGGCATCTGAGAACGGAAACCACGACCCGTGTCAATACGGATCCCTAAGAGCTTCTGACGCCACTCCCAGAGGTCTTCGAGAACCACAGGTTCCAAAGGCCCCCGAAGAGATTCCGTATATGAAACGAAATCATCAAACGTGGCATCATGTGGCAGAACCGCCACAGTTACGGACGCTTGGTATGCGGAGCTGCGTTGTGCCCACCGAGACCAGGCTGCGGCTTCGCAGGCTCAACATTGCCCGTAATGCCATGCTGGTTGACTGGAGTGTCACGCACACCAGTCTCACCATAGCCACCAGTCTGGTTGGCGTACTTGGGGCTGTCGAACCGCTGCCTCGGCGAGTTCGGCTGCGCCGGCTCCCAAATCGGGTTCGCCACGACAGAACCGCCGCGTTCCATCTTGTTGTTCTGACCCTTCGGCCCATCAACCGTCTGCGACGCTGAAGTGTGCGAAACAAACCTTGCCATCTGATACTCCTCGTATTGGTCCCTACTTAGACAAATACGGTGTCCCACGGGTAGTGGAACCACCGATCCTCAAATCATCACCCACAGCGTCAGTCTGAGAAGCCAAACGGGCAAACCAGTCCACAGTCCAGTAATCATCAACTTTCTGCACATACTCAGGGGCATAAGCATACTTACGCATCTGATTCGCCAAAGCCAAAGCAATAACCCGATCATCATAAGGAGACCCAGACATCGACCCCCGCTCATTGCGGACAAATGTCCGCAACTCCGCCAACGTGTGACGGTCATAAATCGTCAACTCGTTGTTCCGCAACGCCTGCCCCAAATCATCAATCATCAAAGGCTTCGTTGTACGAGTCGTCTTCCACCCAAACTCCTGCGACACCTTCGACGTGGCCTGATTCAACGACCGCCGACGAAACAGATTCGGGTACCCCAACTGACGCAACACAGTGATCGTCGTCAACCCATGATTATTGGCCTCAACACAGCACAAAGCATCCCGATACCAAAGCCCCAAAGACAACACCTCATCAGCCAACGCATCAGGCGGAATATGCCCATGCCACGACGCAACCAGCTCCCCCGTGTTCAAATCCAAAACATGGGCACACGAATAATCGCCATGCCCCAGGCCCTCAGCAGTATCCACCCCCATCACATAACCATGCTGGGCATGCGGACGAACCCATATTTCAAGACTCACGACCTGAACTCCACAGACCTAGCCGAAACCTTATGCAAATACCCCGACTCACCAAACCGGACATGGCGTTTCATTTCTTCCAACAAATCTAAATCAAACACAGGGTTACCTGACTTAACGAATGCTTCTTCAGGTGTCGTCGGATACTCCTGGGCGAGCTGCCAAGGCAGCATCGAACTCTTCTTCTCTTCATACCAGGCTGCTCCACGATCCTCAGTCGCTGACCAAGGAAAAAACATTGATTCAAACTTGTTGGCACCAGTCGTCGCACCTACCCACAGTTCGTGAAAAAAGTTCCCTGACCCGTTAGCGGTAGACAAACCAATGATGCGTCCACCAACATCAGCGACAGGTTCTATAGACGCCCACGCTTCCTCAGCGTTGGGAAGGAACGCCCATTCGTCAACCACAACCAGCGTAGCTGACTCTCCTCGAGCAGGATCGGATGCTGAAGGCATCGAAGTAATCTGGCTACCATTAGCGAACCCCATTTTCTGCTGATGCTCAATCAGTTGCTTTGGGCCACGCTCCACCATCCATTTCGGCATGTGGGAAAACCCGTACTTGGATTTACGCAACAACAACACTGATTCACGCTCAGTGCGAGACAAATCAATAATGTTTTGATCAGGTGTAAAGAACGCCAACCAAAACTGGTGGGCGGCAACCAAAGTCGTCCACCCAATCTGACGGGCCTTCAACGACAACGAATACCTGTTCGCAGCCCACTGCTCCAAAGCCTCCGCCTGAGCAGACCGCAACTTGAACAAAATGCGTCCCTCAGCAGGATGCGCTATATACCAGTAATGCTCAAGGAAATACTTTTCACTACGAACACATTTGCGCCACTCCGCCTCCTGGCGAAGCTCACCCAGACGAGACATTACGCATCTTGCCGCAATGACGGCACTCTTCCCACTGCCACCTCGAAGGAGTCGTATAAGACTCCCATTCGCGCCAAGCATGCTCACCGCGACGCGGTGAACCCTTCTTGTACTGCCAGCAAACGTCAGTCATCTAGTCGAACAACGACTGTAACAGTCGACCCAAACCCCAAACCGTGAACGCTATAGACAAAAACAGTACCGTCACGAACGCCGACACCGACCACTTCACTGGCACGACTCGCACACCTCAGGGTTCTCAATGCCGCACACCAGCGGCTCATCAGACCCAGGGCCATGAAACGGATCACCCCACGGACCCAAAACAGGATGCTCACCGAATGCTTCCTCACGCCACTCAAGAAGCTCATCACCAGGTAGCACGCTCACAACCCCTCCACACAACACGACCCGACATGACACTCCAACCCCTTCGCATGCATCGCAAACACCTCACGACGCACCTTAGCACGCGCCGCAGACCGCTCGACCCGCAACAAACGCATCCGCACTGGACGATCAACCCTCAACAAGATCCACCTCAACCTCCGAACCAACATCACGAAACTCAGCGACCAAAGCCTCCAACTCGTCAGCCAGCTCCAAATCCGACAAACCAGAAGCAGCACGCTCATCATCAACAACGACACGCCGCTTCGGCGTGAACTTATCGATGTACTGCAAATACAGAGAAGCAGCCTTCACATCCCCATCAGCCGCCTGACGAAACAACGAATCAATCACAGACTGAGTCCGCTCAGGATGAATATTCAACTCAGCGCACCGACGATCCCACTCCTTCACAAACCTCGGATCACGCTTAATGCGCCGCAACGAATCAACATGAATGTCACGGCCATCCGACCACTCCTTCTGAGTCCTCGGACTCCGCTCAGGACCAAGCAGCAACCACTCCAACAACTCCGCCCAAAGATCAGGCATCTCACGCTCCCCAGATGCACCAACCAACCAACCACGACCACCAGCGTTTTGCGGCATGTCAACACCTCCACTACAAACCCGACACGTCCCATGTGGGACAGTACGACACAGTCACTGGGGGGGGCATCAGATATCAGATAGACACCCCGACACCGGCGGGGTGTCATCAGATGTCTTTACAAAACGCAGACTGCCTACAGGTCGCAAACATGTACAGGAAAGTTGACCCTACGTC